GCGTTAGTCTGAGACTGCTGGAACTGTAGCTGTACTTGTTGTGCTATTTGAGCTGCTTCTTGTGCTTCAGGATTAGGCTGTGAGGCTTGTTGGATAACCTGAATCAATTGCTCCCTATTGGAGATGTTCATGTTATCTATAATGGACTGTATTAAAACTGGGTACAGAGGTGAGTCTGAACCCATAGTTTGTAACAGTTGTACCAATTGAGTTACTTCGTATTCCCTAGCAATAATCCCTAAAGAGGATACGACTTCAAACTTATAGTCGTTAACAGGGTAGATTTCAGGCTCAAACTGCATATACCTGTGGGCTACTTTTGTTACGAATGGTATCAGAAAAGACTCTTGGAAGTTAATAAGAGTCCTTTTGTGCCTCTTAATAATCGCTCCAAGGGACATAGAAATACCCGCAGCGGTAGCTTCACCGTTAATAGAGCCAGGTATTCCAGCAGAATCTATAGCTCCGGTAGCTGTTTGTACCATCTTCTGGAGTTGGTCAGCTTGAGCGAAGGTAATTTGAGAGACTTGTCCGAAGTTAAACGGCTGTAATACTTCTCTGGGGTCGCCGTTAGTTAATAATATCTTACCAGGACGGACTTCTGGTCTTGCACCCCTTGGTAGACGGGTGGCATCCATAGCCATCATAGGGTGTACAGTTAATGCTAGGGCGTCTATTCTGGCCCTCAATTCAGCATCTAGTGCCTTTTGTGAGTTATATCCTTTCTCACATACACCCCTACCCCAGAATCTTCCCGGAACTATATCCCAAGGGAAGGCTACGACAGGTCTATCGCCCATCATGTAGGGGTTTCGTTCTACTTTAAGTAGGGTTCCACCGTTAGCAATAACAATAATACATTCAATGTAATGACCGTCTTCCTCTTCAATCTCAAAGTCTTCTTCATCTTCTACGAGATATTTAGGGACTAGACCGTAGTATTTAGTAAGACGAACCTTATTATCAGGTTGGTCAATTAACTCAGGGTCAGGGTCAAGGTCGGTATCGTTATAAGCTAGGGTGATGTCAACGTCCTTGTAAACACCACTTTCTTGTAGGAGTTCTACTTGGTGATACGGGACAAATTCATCAACAGCAACACCAATAGCCTCCTCAATAGAAGTTGCTACGGGGTCAATCAAGAAGTTTTGTGGAAGGATTGGACGGAGCTTACAGACTGTTCTGTCTGCTATGTTTACTCCTACTGCCTGCATCTGCCCTTCCATTATTGGTTGGGAAGCTGGCTTCATTTCTTTTTCTTCTTGCAGCACTATTTCTGCAACGCCAGTCCCATAGACGGCGGCGTTTATCAGACATTCAGCAACACCCTTTCTTGCTTTGTTTTGCTGAAAATCTCTATAAAGTTGTTCTCTAAGGAATACAACATCTTGAGGTTCACCATCCCTCAAATCATCCTTAATGTCAAAGAATCTTCCTCTTCCAAATGTAGCTTCTTCAATTTCAGCTACTGAGGATTCAACAGCCTGTTGTAAGGCTGGGGATATAATCTGGCTTCTTTCTGAGTCACGGGTCTTATCTTCTGCGGAAAACTGTCCTCTCCACAGACGATTATACTCTTCAAACTTATCTTGGTAGTTATTATCAAAGTGGTCACGCCATGAGTTACACTGTTCCATAACCCAGTCTTCAACGCTTTGTAGAATTGCAAACTCTTCTTTATCAAGCATATTAGTAACCAGCTACCATATCTACCACATCAAAGTGGTCTTCTTCAAAGTCGTATGAGTAGGAGACGTTAGCCAGTTGGTCTATGTAGGCCAGGGCGTCCACCATGTCATCATGTGTTAGGGCATCAGGGAATTGAAATAGTTCATCCATGAATTGAACATTCCATTCACCTTTGTTAAGGTTAATCAGGCCGTTCTCAAATCTTCCTTGTAACGCCCACATAACCCTATCTGTTTTCTTCTTGTTTCCGTGGGTTAGTTCTTCAACCCTAAAGAAACGAGAATACTTCTTCATCAAGTCAGTTAATGGAGACATTACAGCTTGACGGGCTATACCCTTCTCTATACCCACAGAGATAGGTTGATAGTCCCTAACAGCTTGAAATATCTTCTGGGCAGTCTGGTCTAAAGACCACCTACCCGTAATTATATCCTTAACCCACCACCCTTGGCTACCCACCTTTACCACGGCGATAGAGGTGTTGTCAAGATTTTTAGTTTTGTTTTTCTTCCCAACCTCCTCAAAGCCAGCTAAGTCAATGGCTATGTAGTAATCACCATCAGGCTCCTCCTCTGAAAATCTAACCCAGGACTCCTTAAACATCTCGGAACCACGGGCCTCAAAGGATGCCATGAACTCCTGCCTAAAGGCGTAGGAGGACATAGATATTTTAGCTTGGTCAATCTCACTCTTATCTAGGAGATTGTTGTCGTAGCTAGTGTAATGCCATGCTTTGAAGTTGGGGTCGCCACCTAACTCGGCTTGTTTGTAGAGGTCATAAAAATGGTTTCTACCCATTGGTGTCCCAATGAACAAAGCACTTGCCTTCAAGTCTGACAGAGCTGGGCGTAAAATCAACTCCCATACGTCAGGCTTCATGTCTGCGTATTCATCTAATACTAAATAGGCTAGGGAGACACCCCGCATAGTCTCTGGCCTGTCAGCTCCTTTTAGTGAAATGGTAATCCCGTTAATTAGCTTAATTTGTAAGTTGTTAACGTGGGAGCCTTGAACCATGTCTCCTCCTAATTCTAAGAGGAGGTTCCACATAATATCTCTAGCTTGGCCTTGGGTAGGGGCTACATAGAAAACATGTCCTTTAGTAGCTTGTAAGGCGTTCACTAGAAGCAAGTAAGCCGCAAGACGGGATTTACCTGTCCTACGGCCTGCTGCGACTACCTTGAAGCGGGTTGGGTCGTTCCAGACCGCCTGCTGCCAATTTAGTAGGTTTATATCTAAATTCACTTCCTAGAAGTCTTCTTGGCTATTTTTTTTGGTTGTGCAGAATGCTGTTTGCCCTTTCTAGTATCCTCGCGCTTCTTTCTTGAGGTGGCGGCATATTCTTTGTTTGTTAGTTTCTTTCTAGCTTTTTCAGGTAAATAGCGTTCACCAGTAGCTTCCTTCCCCTGAGTAGAGGGTTTGCCAGACTTAGTACCCCACTCTTCCTTAGTCCACTTCTTTAAGGATTTCTGGGCTTTAGTCTTACTACCAGTGTAACCACCGCCCGCAGATTTATATTCTTGGGCTAGTAGTTGGGCTTTACGAGCTGACCACTGACCAGGCTTACCCCCTTTGGAGCCAGCCATAATCTTGTTCTTAAGTCGTTCCCGTAACTTAGGCTTGGTGTAGGCCATTACTTAGGCTTTTTTACTTTTTTCTTTCGTGGCTTGCCGTACATAATTATCTCCAGTTTGAACGTGCTTTATCTTGAGCCTTCTTACTCAGCTCACCGTAATGAAAGAGCCTAACACTAGAACTTGTGTGTTTAGCCCCAGAATGTAACTCACCATTGGGCATTTTATGAGTACCACCTTTATGGAGGGTTCCATCTTTTTTGTAGTGATTAACGCCCTTCATCAGGATATTCTCCGTATTGAATCATGTGTGCTATGTCTAACGCCCTCTGACCCACCTGAGAGGCCCATAGAGAGTCTAAAAACTCTACTGAAGCCTCAGGGTAGTCTTTTGTTTCCATCAGCTTAAGGGCCAGTCTGAAGCCTCTAAGACGCGTTAAACCTAGATTGAAGCAAATGTTAATCATTGCGTCCTTACGAACTCTATCTAAATCTTCATAGAAACGAAAGGCATTGGTTAATTCTTCATCAGTTCTTTGGATGTCATTGTTTAATAGGGTGTAGATTTCACCATCAGATAGTCCTAATCCACCATCCTCGTCAATATTCCTACCAACTCCTATAGTCCACTTACCAGCAGGGCATTTATAGGCGAATCTCTTAACACCTTCGTGTTTGGCTAATTGGTCGGCTAATCTATTCAACTATCTCGCCCTCAATGTCCTGAACGCCAGATTCTATGCGGTCTATAGAGGATACGTTAATTTGAATGACTGGCTTTTCATTACCCTTTGTTTTATCATAATGACTTAAAGGGGCCATTCTATCCATTATAAGTTTCCAAGCTGCGGCCTGATTCTTATGTTCAGGGTCTTCAGCAGCCCTAACAATGGCATCTATAACGTGTTCTATTCTATTAGCGGATAAGAGGCGTTCCTCTAACTTCTTAATGGCAGTCCTCATACCTTTAGGTCTACCCTTAGCCTTCTTACCCTCATCCTCCCACTGTTGACGAGTCATCAACCTATCAGGTTTACGAGGCCTACCCCTTCCCCTCTTCTTAGGTTCTTCCTCTACAGAACAGTCAGTAATACCGCTTGGTGCATTTAAATCATTCATTAGCGAATCATACCAATATTTAGCGAAAAATACCAAAAAGTATAACTTATTGATATGAAGGCTATTTTCTCGCTTTTTTAAAATTGGCCTTTTGCAAATTTGGGTGGGTACTATAATAATTACAGCGCGCCAGCTCCCCTCCCCGCCCCTATTTCAGCGGCCCACCTGTATAAACGTACAGCCTGGATGGATATACAGTGTATAGATATACAGTACTGGATGGATTAACAGTGTGTGGGTTTGTGTGGCAGCCAATATCCCATTCAATACCCTAATCATTACCCATTCAATCTACTTTCATCTATAGGCAATTCCCACCAATAAACTACTGTATAAAAGAACAGTAAAAATAATCAAAATCATTGTTGACAATAGCTATCGTTTACCATAATATGTTCATCACTGCTTAGGCAGAACCAACTAACAAGAGGAATACAGACATGATGAAACAACACACTAGGCACTTCCAGATAGCAGCGCAACACGCATCACTGAATAAGGAAACAGCGATTCGGTACTTAGAAGCAATGCTTCGTTCTGCAATGTCAAACAGAGCGGTAAAAGAAATCCAGGCAGAGATTGCTAAATACTCATAAAGGATAAACGCCCAGGGATGGGCTATCACTAACCAATGGGGATATAGATATGAAGCAATTAATTGAGAATATATTCGGGCTATCTTTTATAGCAATGACAATACCAACATACTTTGCGCTAGTAGATGCGTCATTGCTTGCAGCTTCAGTTTGCTGCGCTTGCACACTTACTCTATCAGCTATTAGCTTTCACACTGCACAAGAGCGTTAAACAATGAGACTTACTAAATCGAACATCGAAGATTTATTGCCTAAAGCCAGAAAAGAAGGGGTGTTCTACCGCTGGGTATACGCTCTAAATAATCGCGGCAATGCTTGGTTGATAGCTTATGAATTCTTACAAGAACACTTCGACATAAGCCTAATGGATAACGCAAGCAGAGCGGAAGCAGCGATTGATTGCCTAGAATCGCTATTCGATGACATTGCAACCGAAAACAATCTATATCTGAGATAGAGGCTAAACGATGAATAACTGGCATTCCGAAACAATAGCAAGATTTAAAAAGCTAGATAGCGATTCCCTAGAATATATCAGGGACGATGCGAAACAGGCAGCTATCATAGGTGATTCAATCGGCAACGTGAAAGCTGGTCAATATTGGGATGAGTACCACTATGCTTGCATGGAATTAAACTTCAGGAGGGTTAAATCATGAAAGGATACGATTACAACTATTGGAATCGGATGGAATTGTTAGCGGAATTAATGATTCGGTTCCCATTGCATAAAGTTAGAAAGCTTCAAAAAAGCGCATTACGTGAATATACAACAGAATACAAGGGTGTCTATAGGCACTGCATGGGATATCACTTCGCATCAAAAGCGGCGGATTTGGCAAACAAAATGGAGGGTATAACTAATGATTAGACTTTCAAAACCATCAAAAATGCCATGTTTATCTTGGTCGCTAGTAGCTCGCGATACTTGCCCTGGTTCTATTGAGAATGGTGAACTTGTGCCAGCTTGCGCGGGATGCTATGCCGCTGGCGGAAACTACCGATTCCCTAATGTGAAAGCGCCCAGGGTACACAACAAAGACGATTGGAAACGTGAAGATTGGGTTTCCGATATGGTCCAAGCTTTGGACAATAGCAGATATTTCCGCTGGTTCGACTCTGGAGATTTATATTCAGTAAAGCTTGCAGAAAAGATTAAGCTTGTGATGGAGCGCACACCATGGGTAAACCATTGGCTACCCACCCGCTCGCACAAGTTTAAGAAATTCTCCAAAGTATTGGACGATATCCAGGCTTTACCTAATGCCGTAGTGAGATATTCCAGCGATTCAGTAACTGGGGAAACCATACCCGGCGAAACCACTAGCACCATTGTGCCAACGCCTGAAGATGCCAGCGAATCCATGACACTATGCAAAGCCTATGACAATGACGGCAAATGCGGGACGTGTAGACAGTGCTGGGATAAATCAGCGAAGGTAATAGCTTACCCAGCTCATGGGAAGGCTATGTCAAAAGTAGTTAGTAATCTAATAGCGAGGGGATAACCATGATTGATTTCAAGATAACCGATAACGGGGAAACCAAATACCTTACTTGGGCCAAGCTATGCGAATTCGCAGGGACAAAACCATACCAGCCAGGCACACCAGAGTTAGCGTCAATCAAGATGGAATTGGCTAAACGCTGGGATTTAGAACCAGATAACGTGGTCGTTAGAATGAACCAGCAACCGATACTGTGAGGAAACCATGAACAAGCCACTAATCAGCGACAGACTGCCAACTGCCATGGCATACGATAAGGCAATAGACTTGGCGTTTACATTAAACAATGATGACCCGGAATGGCGGTACCACGTAGAGATTGAAGCTTCTACAGGCAAAGCAAAGATTGCCATTTTTGACGAAACAGATGACAAGATTGGCTATTTATAAATTGTAAAAAGAGCGCCCCCAAACAACGGGGGCTAATCCACAAAGGAGAAGGAAATTATACCATGAATCTATCATTTGAAGCACTTGGCAAGACAGTAGACGTAGACTTTAGCCAGACTGGGAGCAGCCAATACATGTCCATTTGTTTTGACGGCCAGCAAGTAGACGAATGCTTTGGAGAGATACTCAGCTACCCTCGCGAAATTCAATCAGGAATAGTGCGAGGCGCGGCAGCAGATGCTTGGGAGCGCAAGCAGATTAAAGAGATAGCCGAACAAATTTTGGCCGAAATGGTGATTAATGATGAGCAATAAACAAATAGAGCAATTATCAGAGACTGTATACGCCATATTATCTGGATTAATTATGGTGGGCTTCACTTTGCTGGTTCTATTCAATCTATAGGGGGAACCATGCCGAAAACTAATTACAAGCTTAAACCAGGCGGGAGAATTTGTAGATGCCCGGCATGCGGGGAGGCATTTTCAGGAATAAAAGCTTTTGATATACATAGGGTAGGGGTGCATGCAGAAAATCGCTCCTGTGTACGCCTAGGAGGTTCTGAGAGGCATATAATCACTACGCCGAAGGGTAATAATAAAACATTAGTGCTTGAAACTTTGCCAAGGGGCACATATTGGGGGTTATTGAATGAGTAAAGCAGAGACAATTCTAGAGCGGCTAGAGATGGTTCGGAAAACAGGTAACAGCAAGTGGATTGCTAGGTGTCCAGCCCATGATGACGGCACACCAAGTCTATCAGTCACCGAGATAGAAGGCGGGAACCGAGTCCTGATTCATTGTCATGGGGGATGCGGTGCATTGGATGTGCTGGAAAGCATAGGGCTAGACTGGTCTGCACTCTACCCAGATGACTCAGATAATCGCTACAGGCCATTGTACAGGTCCAATGAGGACCAGCGAGCAATTGATGACATGATAGTTGCAATTGCACAAGCTAGACGCGACAAGGGTGAGCGCCTTAGTGAGTCCGATAAGCAAGCCCTAATCCAAGCAAAACTCAGGGCTATAGGATAAAAATAAAGCTATGTCTTTGATTTTATTAAGTTTAAGTGCTTAAAAATTGCAATTGCAGTTTTGTTGGGGTAGCTAGTTATCCAACACAACATTTGATATCATGTGCTTGCGCCTAGCTCAGATTGATCCCTGAGTGAACGCAGCACTCTCTCCCTGCTGGCGCATTCTATTTGGAGAGACTTACTTGGAGAGATTATGAATTTCTATCCTTTTCATATTGGCGATTTCAAATCGCACACAGATCATCTATCCCCGATTGAAGATATAACGTATCGGAGATTGCTGGATTACTACTATCTTCATGAAAAGCCATTGCCAGATGATGCCGAGTTTCTATCCAAGCGCATTAGGCTAGACGATATTCAGGCCATTCAATATGTGCTTTCTGAGTTTTTCACGCTAATTGATAAGCATTGGCACAGTTCACGCGCCGATGCAGAGATTGCCAAGTACCAGGAAAAGTCCATAAAGGCTAGGGAATCAGCAAACAAGCGATGGCAATCCAGTGGTAATGCGAACGCAATGCGAACGCATAGCGAAGGCAATGCTACCATTACCAATACCATTACCAAGACCAAGACCAAAGTATTTAGTAGACCCAAACCTAGTGAAGTTGAGGACTATGCACAGCAAATAGGCTTCTCCCTTGACGGCAATCATTTCTGTGATTACTACGAAGCCAGGGGCTGGCAGCTAAATACTGGGCCAATGAAAGATTGGAAGGCTGCGGTTAGGACTTGGAAAAGGAACCGCAAAGAAGACAAAGAGTTTAAGCCGAGGGAGATAATAATATGAATATTCCCCATAATGTCTCGTTCGCCGACTACATCTCAATTATTGCGGAATCTGAGGCCCAAGAGATACACCATGCTGGGCATTGGCGGGAGCAGATACACGAGAGAGCCAAGAACCTTGAGCTTTCAGGTGACCTTTTGCCCTGGGCTAAGTTAAATAATCACTTCAAGCTAAGGCCCACCGAGATTTCGCTGTGGTGTGGTATGTCTGGTCACCGAAAATCGATGATTACCGGCCAAGTCGCACTGTCGTTAATGTGTCAGGGGAAAAAGATTGCGATTGCCAGCTTGGAGATGAAGCCAGAGGAAACTCTCTGGAGAATGTGCCAGCAAGCAGCAGGGCTTACAGCAGGCCAGCCAAGTCAGGAATTTATTAATACTTTCATGGACTTAGCTAACGAATATCTTGTTATCTACGACCAGCTAGACTCAGTGAAGACTGAAAAGATACTGGGCTTTGTGAATTACTGCGGGAAGGTTTTGAACTGTGACCATATCATGATTGATTCCTTGGCTAAATGCGGGGTCGGGCAAGAAAATAGGGATGGTGAGGCAGACATTATCAACCGACTGGCTTGGTCTGCAAAACATCTAAACACCCATATACATTTAGTCTCTCATGTCAGAAAGCCCCAGAGCGCCGGGGAGGAATACATCCCCACAAAGTTTGATGTTAAAGGTTCAAGTGCCCTAGTGGATTTGGTGGACAACCTAGTCATCTGCTGGGCGAATAAGAAACGGGAGTCCCTAAAAGAACTTGGTCAATTAGACGAAAAGGAGCAGGAGTATTTTGATAAAACTTTTGACCAGCTACTCATCATAGCCAAGCAAAGACATGGTAGGTGGGAGGGTAAAGTCGGACTTTATCATCACCAAAGTCTGCAATTTGTGTCTAGGGAAGGCAGGTCAATGGACTACAAGATAGACCAAGTCTTTGATAATGAAGAAGAAAACACTGAAGAGAAAATAATTCAACAAATTGAGTTTTAGTTGTTGACAAGAATATTATTGTCGATAA